ACACGCTCCAAAATCCTAAATTTTGCATATATTTATGACCTAGTTTTTTAACGGGATTTGCTGCCTATTTTCAAAACAATAAAACTGCCCTATCTTGTGGCCAACAACCAAAGGCGAGCAAATGACAAGCGGCGGAACCAACAAGCACATCCCAAACGATAAGGATCGAAATGTCGTCAGGTCCATGACGGCTTACGGAATACAGCAAGACGTGATCTGCAAGGTCCTTGGGATTAGCAAGCCGACTCTGCACCTCCACTATCGATCGGAAATTGATGTCGCTGCAGCCTTGGCAACCAGCAAGGTGGCGGAAAGCCTTTTCAACAATGCGACAAAGAAAATGAACGTGTCGGCGCAAATGTTCTGGTTGAGAGCCCGCGGTGGATGGCGGACCGTTGAGGAAGTAAACCTGAAAAGCGAAGACGGCTCAATGTCACCGAAAGCCCTTGATGGGGAAGCGCTGGGCAAGGAACTAGACGCGCGGGGCATCCGCAGAAACATTCTTGAAGAGTGAAACACCGCACCGAATATGATCTAGATCTAGTCGAGGCGCGTATGGTGGAGCAGTCGCGCCAATCGTTCTGGGCATATCGGCAATATATGCGGCCAAAGCTAAAGCTGGGATGGTTTCACCGACAAGTTGCGCACGACCTGCAGGCGTTTGGCGAAGCTCTTATGCGAGGTGAGGCGCCGATCCTTCTGATCCAAGCCCCGCCACAGCACGGTAAAACATGGGCGGTCATTGATTTCGTTTCGTGGCTTGCCGGTAAAGATCCCGATCGGCAGGCGATCTATAGCAGCTTCAGCGAGCGCTTGGGGATCCGCGCAAACCTGATGCTGCAGCGAACCTACGACAGCGCAAAATATCAAAAGGTCTTTCCTGGGACTTTGATATCGTCAAAAGTTTCTGCGACTATTTCAGGGCTGACCCAGCGCAATCGTGAAATCATCGAATACGTTGGGCGCGACGGCTATTTCAGAAACACCACCGTGCGAGGACCGATCACCGGAGAAGGCATGGGCCTTGGAATAATCGACGACCCGGTCAAGGGGCGCGAGGAAGCCAACAGCCCTACCATGCGAAACAAGACTTGGGAATGGTTCACCGACGACTTCATGACACGATTCACTGACGACGCCGGCGTGCTTGGGATCATGACACGCTGGAACGTCGACGACATATTTGGCCGATTGATGAAGATGCGGCCAGACGCAATTGTGCGAAAGTATCCCGCCATTGCCGAAGAGGATGAAGAACACCGCAAAGAAGGCGAAGCGCTTTTCCCAGAGCTGAAAAGCATTGAATTCCTTCTGCGTCAAAAGTCGACCCAAAGCGATGGAAGCTGGCAGTCGCTCTATCAGCAAAACCCGTCCATTCAGGGCGGCAACATGTTTAAAGACGATTGGTGGAAGTTCCTCGACGTGCCGCCTCCCGTGGTTTGGCGTGCGATCTATGCCGACACTGCCCAAAAGACAAAGACGTCAAATGACTTTAGCGTGCTGCAGTGCTGGGGCGCTTCAACAACCGGGCAGGCAATTTTGCTCGATATGCTGAGAGGTCGTTGGGAGGCGCCAGAGCTTTTGGAAATGTCGCGTGCATTTTGGGCCAAACACAAAGCCGTGACCGGTATGGGAAAGCTGCGCAAGATGGGTGTCGAAGATAAAGTTTCCGGCACCACGCTGATCCAGACACTGCGCCGCGAAGGGATCCCGACAATTGCGATCCAGCGAAACACCGACAAGGTAATGCGCGCGCAGGACACCTTGCCATATATCGAAAGCGGAAACGTTGTTCTGCTCCGAGGCGTGCCAGGGCTGAGTGAAATGCTGGAAGAGGCAAGGGGATTTCCGAACGCAAAGTTTGACGACACGCTGGATCCGATGATGGATGCGGTTGACGATATGTGCGGTGGTCCTAAACTCAAAAACCAGTTGACTTGGTAAAGACTTATTGACCAGCCATTTTTTCGCGTGTTACGTTCCGCCAAATCAAAAGGATGTGCATTTTGACAAGCCCGTTAGTCGGACGCAGTAAACTCGCAGGCGCGGCGGGCACCAGTTTTGACGGTGCGCGCGATCTTTACCAGGTCATGGGATATCCGCGAGAAATTACGATTGCAGATTATTTTGACTTGTACAAAAGGCAGGACATCGCCGGCCGCATTGTCGACGCGTACCCAGATGCGACTTGGCGGGAAACGCCTGACTTGGGTCAAGGCGAAACCAATCTGTCGCAGGAATTCAAGGCAATTGACGATAAACACAGGATCTTGCGCGCGTTGCACAGGCTCGATCGTCTAACCGGGATTGGTCACTATGGCGTCCTGATCCTTGGATTAAGTGGCGCCGAAGACATGGCTCTTCCAACATCTGGCAACAACTACAGCCTGCTTTACGTCCAGCCCCACAGTGAACGAACCGCGGAGATTATCCAGTGGGAAGATAACGCTTCGTCGCCTCGATTTGGCCGGCCTAAATCTTACAACATCACGACCGGCGTTAACTGGACTGGATCAGGTGCAGGCCAAAGGATTATGCGCGTCCATCATTCGCGCGTCATTCACGTGGCGGAAAAGGCACTTGAAGACGAAACGATCGGGACGCCACGCCTAGAACGCATCTGGAACCGCTTGCAGGATCTGGACAAGCTTCTCGGTGGATCGGCTGAAATGTACTGGCAGAACGTCGCAATGCTGATGCAGTTGAACGCTGATGCAAGCGTCGAGTGGGATCCGGTCGAGCAAGAAAACCTAAAGGATCAGATCGTCGAAATGCAGCACGGGCTGACCCGCTGGCTTCGGACTCGTGGCGTAACTGCGCAAAACATCGCGCCAGGACTGCAAGGCGCCGACCCATCCGGCCACATCGACAAACAAGTCGACATCATCGCTGGCGCCGTTGCTATTCCAAAGCGAATATTGATCGGCAACGAGGCAGGCGAACTTGCATCGTCGCAAGACGAAACGAACTGGGCAGGCCGCATTCAGGAACGCCGGCAGCAATTTGCTGGGCCTAGCATTATCTTGCCGCTGATCAAAAAGCTGCAATTTCTCGGTGTCATTTCGAAAGGTGCGTTTGATTGCATTTGGCCGGAAAGCGACACGCTTGGCGAACTGACCCGCGCAGACATCGCGCTCAAAAAAGCCCAAGCGATTGCCACATATGCCAGCTCACCAGGTGCCGAATTGCTTGTGACTCCTGAAGAGTTCCGCGGCTATCTGGGCGAAGAAATGGCCACGCCTGAATTCGTTGAAGACGATCTTTTGGAAGATGAACTTTGAACTGCTCTTGCCCAGCGATCCACACGCATGCGGCAGCCATTCGATATGACCCGACAAAGACGACCAGTCTGCGCAGGAAGTTTGAAGGCGAGGCCGCGCTTCGTTTCCGAAAGCTGAAAGGCAAAATCAACAGGCTTTTGATTGACGATGACGCATTTGGACTGACAACCAATAAGCGCCAATTCGCTTTCCCGAGGTCCAGCGAAAAAGTAAGCGCGTTTATGGATTGGCTGGAAACCCAACAGAAAGCGGGGATCTTGGAAGTTTCTGCCGGCGTCGGATCCCGAAGCGCTGCGTCGACGTCTTGGTCAGCGGTTTATGTTCGTTCAGCGTATCAGCGAGGAATGTCCCAAGGGGCTGCAACATTGCGGCGCGATGGTGTCGAAGTAAGCCCGGAATGGGTGACCGATGCTTTCACGCGTCCTTTTCATGCCGATCGAGTGGCCCTTGCTTATACTCGGGTTTACGACGAGCTGCGCGGGATCACGGCGCAAATGGACACGCAGATCAGTCGCTCACTTGGTGAAGGCTTGTCGCAAGGTCTTGGCCCAAGGCAGATTGCGCAAAGCATAAACAACCGGGTCGACAAGATCGGGATCACGCGCGCCCGCATGATGGCGCGGACCGAAGTGATCCGGGCGCATGCTGAAGCGAGTTTGAACACATACGAAGAAGCCGGGATTTTGGGCGTTGGCGTTGAGGCGGAGTGGCGGACTGCGCAAGACGCATCGGTCTGCCCTGAATGTGAAGCGGCTTCACAAAGTGGACCATATACAATAGCACAAGCGCGTGGCATGATCCCGTTGCATCCGAACTGTCGGTGTGCATGGCTGCCAATTGTGGAAAATCCGAGCAACGGAAGACTGACATGAAAAACCTTCACAGCTTCGTGACCCAGTTTGCAGCCACCGGATCCGGTATCCGTCGCGAGCTATTTGAAGGCACGGAACACCTAGTCGTTCCTGTCGTCATGATCGTTGAAGGCGTTTTAAACGGCGCGCTTTTGCTTGCCGATGAATTCGGGATGTTTCCCGACTCTTGGAACGGACGCCCTGTCCCGGTCCTGCACCCAGAAAACAACGGCGGACCGGTCAGCGCAAACAGCCCTGACATCATCCAAGCCAACACGATCGGCTGCATCTTTGGCACCACCTTAGAAGGCACGAAATTGAAGTCTGAGGTTTGGTTGAACGTGGCAAAAGCGACTGCCCTTGGC